GCTCCAATTGCGGCTGCTCCACACATAATTTACAAAATTCTATAAAGGTTATATTATTGGGACCATGTTTAAGCTCCCGTAGAAACTTAAATCCCAGAAACTTTAGAAGTTTTAGATGAGCGGTGTTCCGTTTATCTACAATGTTCCAAAGAATTTTATCTTCTCTGCTATCAATCCATTTCTTTGCTTGTCTAGCAAATAACATAGGTCTAGTATGGATGACGTTAGTACATAACATCCATATTAGACCGCCTTCTTGTA